CGCTTCGCGATCATCATGCCTACGCTCGAGAGGTTCGCTGGCGAGGCCTTCACGATGACTAATGAAGGGAGTGAGGGGTGATGGGCGCTCGAGAGTTTATCCACCGTGTGCTAAGCACGGATCTCGACCTTGGCACCATACTCACACCCGACCGGATCAAGGTAGGTCAGTCGGTCATGACGGCCCAGATCCAGAAGCCTTACATCATCGTCAAGATGATGAACGACCCTGATCTGACCTTCGACGACCCTGACATAGCTGCGAGACCACACCAGCAGTATTTCACGGTGTATGTGCACGACGCACGACCGAGCTACGTGCAGGTGGACCAGATCTGCGATCTCGTGAAGGCCGCATTCCGGCTGAATCCCTCGTCGAAAGATGATAGAGTTACCTGGACAACCTACCTCGAGCGGAGTGCTGATTTCGACGACGTCTCGCTAGACACCGTCTTCCGCTACATGAGGTTCATCGCACAAATGACCTAGAAGGAGGTCCACTATGAACGGATGGCTTCGATACGCGGGCTCCGCGCTGACCCGAGTTCTGTCCCACCTGGATCTGTCCCAGCTCGGCGCCGACGCGAAGGAGCTCGAGGCGCTCGGCGAGAACGCGGCGGTCACCTTCGTCAAGGGCGTGGCCCAGCACGTCGAGCCCGGTCTGGCCGCGTTCATCGCGGGTCACCCGGCGCTGCAGGACGAATTCCACACGCTGACCGACGACGAGGCCGCGGCGGAGGTCGCGCAGCGCAAGGGGGACCCTTCGCCGGCTGGCGACACCTCGGCGCTGGCGCCCTCCAGCTCGACGTCCGAGGGGACCGACCAGAGCCCCGAGCCGTCCAGCTCTGGGTCGGCGAGTGGCGACTCGACCCCGAGCGCCCAGTAGGTCCGGGCAACTACGGCCCCTTCGAGCCGTGGATTCGTGCCTGACTGATTCGCCGACGCGCCGGTGACGCAGGGCCCTACCTGAGGCTGATTCCAGGTAGGGCCCTGCGGTGTAAGATGACGCGTGCGAGGGATTGATCGCCCGATGAGCCTCAATCGACTAGGGAGCGAATTGGATGATCGATCTTAGGTGCGATGGCACCATGCACGCAAGGCTAGATCTCGACCGCGGCACCCTGGAGGTGAAGTGCGGTCGTCGTAGGTGTGGGGCCGCGCCTGACGTGGTCGTACTCCACACCTTCAATCTGAACACCGGCGAGATGGTCGACACTCGCAGGTTCGCTAACCCACCCCGTAAGGAGGATCGCACAGATGACGCTAGCTAATCCCCCGCTGCCGTTCGGCCTGAGAGACGTCAAGGTTTACCCGATCGACGCCAACGGCAACGTCGGGTCGGGTGTGGACCTGCCCGTGGCCCAGACCTTCACCTTCAAGGAGACCGAGACCTTCGAGATCCTGAAGGGCGACGATCAGAACCTGGCAAGTCATGGCGGCGGCCCGATGGTCAGCTGGGAGCTCGAGTCCGGCGGCATCTCGCTCGATGCGTACCTGGTCATCATGGGCGGCGCGGTCGTGACGACCGGCACCACACCGAACCAGATCAAGACGTACACCAAGCTGACCACAGACCAGCGACCATACTTCCAGGTCGAGGGTCAGGCGATCAGCGACTCCGGCGGCGACCTCCACGGCATTGTCTACCGCTGCAAGGCCGACGGCGGCTTCGACGGCTCCTGGGCGAACGGCAAGTTCTGGGTCTCGAAGGCCACTGGCTCGGGCTTCGGCGACAATGCCGGCACGTCCCCGACCTACAAGCTGTACCGCTTCGTCCAGAACGAGACTGCCACGGCGATCGTTCCGTGATAGCATAAGCCAAACATCGATCCCCTGGAGGACCAATGGCTCAGACCCGTAATAACCTCGGCGGCATTCAGAAGGCGTCGAGCGTCTCGGACTTCAAGAAGAAGCGTGAGCCGGTGGAGCTGCCCTCCGGCCTGCGCATGGTGCTGAAACCTACATCTCTCTCGGGATTCCTGCAGACCGGCCAGATCCCCAACTCGCTCATGGCCGTGGTCAAGAGCGCGATGGCCGACAAGACCGGCGAGAACGTCGACGCGATGGCCGCCGACGTCATGTCCGACCCAGAGGGTCTGAAGGATCTGTTCGCGGCGATGGACACGTTCGTCATCTCGGTGGCTGTGGAACCCCGGGTGTACCCGGCGCCTGATGACGACGAGGAGCGACGGGACGACATCGTCTATGTCGACGAACTCGAGGATGAGGACAAGATGTTCATCTTCACTCGCGCCATTGGCGGGGCGGGTGGGGCCGAGCCGTTTCGTCAAGAATCTGCCGGCCGTGTGGGCTCTGTTCAACCACGCAAAACAGTGGGGAGTGCGACCAAGCGCACTTCTCGGGCTAAGTGAGCCTGAGGACGCCTATCTCGCATACTGTCTCGACGAGGCTGTAGCCTACGTCGGCTCCGCCATCAAGGCCGAGCTTGAGTCTGAGATGTCTGAGGTAGAAGGTCGTGTGAACCAGGAGCGCAGAGCTCAAGCGGTACTGAGTAGATACTTCAATAGCGACGATAAGCCCCCCACCGGTCAGTTCGCTGACCCGGCTCTACTCTTCCAGTAGAGGAGGCTCACATGGCCACGCTGCTCGGATCGGTGTCCGGTCAGATCAAGATCGATGTGTCTCAGGCGCTAGCCGCCTACGTCGCCGTGCAGCAGGCCAACCGCGACACCATCAACGCCCTTCGGCAGATGAGCTCGACGCTCAACACAGTCGGTAACGCAATCGGTGTGGTGGGGCTTGGACTGGCGGCCGCGCTCGGATATGCGGCTAAAGAGGCTGCGAACTTCAACGCCCAGATGGACTACTTTCAGTCGATCTCGGGCGCGACCGCCAATCAGATGGACCAGATCCGTCAGAAGGCGCTGGCCCTCGACCAGACCACGATGTTCTCGACACAGGACATCGCGAACATGTTCGTGGAGTTGGCTAAGGCTGGCGAGGGGACCGACCAGATCGTCGGTGGTGTGGCCGATGCGGTCGTCAATCTGGCGCAAGCGGCTCAGATCCCGCTGAATAGCGCGGTCACCACCGTGGTGTCGGTGCTGAATGCATACAACCTATCCGCCTCCCAAGCCGCTGAGGTGTCAGATAGGCTCGCCGGCGCGGCCAACGCGTCCATTCTTGAGGTCTCAGACCTCGCCACATCGTTGAAGTATGTATCCGGTGTGGCTGATGAACTTGGCATATCCTTCAATGAGACCACCACCGCGCTAGACCTACTAGGTCAAGCTGGTATCAAGGGGTCGATGGGGGGCACCGAGCTTCGTCAGATCTTGGTGTCGATTCTAGGTACCACGAAGCCGGCTGCAGCTGAGCTGAAGCAGCTAGGCATCATCACGAAAGATGGTGCCAATCAGTTCTTTGACGCGAGCGGCAAGGCTAAGTCGCTTAGCGACATCTTCCAGATTCTTCAGGACCATCTCAAGGGCTTGAACCAGGAGCAGCAACTTGCAGCTCTGAAGACGATATTCAATAACCGCGCGTTGTCTGCCGCAGCCATCTTGACTAAGGCTGGCGCTGACGGATTTAAGCAGATGAATGATGCGATGTCAGGCACCACCGCTGCTGACGTTGCTTCTAAGCGGATGGACAACCTCGCGGGCGACACAAAGAAGTTGACATCGTCGCTGAAGACGATGGCGATCGAGGCGGGTCAGCCGCTGCAGAACTTCCTTCGTCAGGTTGTTCAGGGGCTTACATCCCTGGTGCACTGGTTTGAGAATCTATCGCCGGCGACGCAGTCGAATATCATCCATATCTTGGCGATAACTGCTGCTTTCCTGCTAGCCTCAGCAGCCCTGATCAAGATAGTGGCCTTCGGCGTCAAGTTCGCTGAGACCATGAAGACTCTAGCCCCAGTGGCTAAATTCCTGTGGAGTGTTCTCACCATCGGTGTCAATGTCATCCGAGCACTCGGTGTAGCGCTGATGGCCAACCCTATCGGCTTGATCATCGCTGCTGTAGTCGCCTTGGGTATAGCCTTCTTCATATTGTATGAGAAGGTAAAGCCCGTACGGGACTTCTTCAACGCTATTGGCCGGGGCCTCAAGACTGCGTTTGAAGCCACAGTCAATTGGTTCAAGGGCCTGCCCAATTTCTTCCAGCACGTGTGGGCTGACATCAAGCAGTGGTTTGATGATGGTGTCAATGGAGTCAAGAAGGCTTGGGACTCAGTCGTCAACTTCTTTGTAGGTATCGGTGAATCCATCAAAAATGGTATTCTGGGTGCATACAACGCTGTTGTTAACTTCTTCGAGAACCTGCCCAACCGAGTTGCTGACTGGATCGATAAAGTCGCTAACTCGGTTGGCAACTTCTTCCAAAATCTGCCATATAAGCTGGGCTACTGGCTAGGTTACGCCTTAGGGGCATTCATCAGGTGGGAGAGCGATGTCATACGTGACATCGGCCACTGGCTTCTGCGCATGACCATCGACATGGGCAACTTCTTCCAGAGTCTGCCCGGCAAGCTTGTGAGCTGGTTGCACTCAGCAGCTAATGCGATAACCCACTGGATCGATCAGACGGAGCAGGATGTTGTCGACTGGTTGATCCAGATCGGTAAGGATATAGCCAACTTCTTCATCAATCTACCAAGCAATGTGGCGAATTGGCTGATATCTGTATCTGTCAATATGAAGAGGTTCGAAGAGCAAGCGATACAGGATGTAGTGGGATGGATTGAACGTACCTCCACCTCCATCGCTAACTTCTTCACCTCTTTGCCAGCTCGCATCGCTGGGTGGTTGACCACTGCTCTGACAAACATGGGCAGTTGGGTCGAGACCATGGTGAGCAAGGCCAATGAGATGGGCCAGCGTGTCCTTGGCGCGATTGGCAACTGGTTCACCCAACTCCCGGGTAACATCCGTCAGATCTTCGACAACGCTGTGACGGCCATACAGAACGCTATCGCTGACGCCTTCAACGCAGCGGCTAACTTCGCCGAGGGTCTATGGAATGGTTTCAAGCATGGCCTGGGCATGCATTCGCCTTCATACATCGAGAAGGCGATGTTCCAGATCACTGACACGATGTACACCGAGACCGATAAGATCTCAAACTACGTGAAGCAGATCAATGGTCTTGGCGAGCAGATGATGGGCCTAAACCCGGCATCTGCCGCTTCAGCATATAGCTCTACGCTGAGTAACAGTCTTGGTAGTCAGATCGCGATGCTACAAGCTCTCAAACAATTGACGGGTAGTACCTCCACAGCTGGCTACGGCCTAAGTAACTCCCTACTATGGGGTCGAGTGGGAGTCATGGGTCAGACTGGAAACACGCCAACTAAGGTGCTAGAGGTGAACGTCTACAATCCAGTGGGTGAGGACTCAGCGACATCCACCACACAGCAGCTTAGGACCCTAGCCTCGATGGGAGCGTTCTGATGACAGCAACAACCGCCGAGACGGTCACTGTCGACGGACTCGTGCTTAACACCCTCGCCTACAACATCTCCACACGGGCCGGTAGATACACCACGCCGGACGTAAGAACGAAGAACGTCGAGCTACCGGGTCGTCATGGCACGCTGACCGTCAGGAGCAAGAGGTTTCAACAGGGAGTCATTGTACTCTCGATGTGGGTCAGGGGTGCGAACTCCGACGGATTCATGCCCACCAGCGACCTTCAGTCTCGCATATTCCAACAGAATCTCGATCTGCTCATGCAGGTGTTCACGAGGAAGAGTGGCCTGTTGGATGTCAGGCAGACACTGCCGGACGGCAGTGTGCGTCAATGCTTCGCTGAAGTGCTTGCGGCCATCGATCCCCAGAGCAAGTCAACTCGACCGATGGCGGCTTTCTCGGTCGCATTGACCATCCCGTCAGCGTTCTGGCAGGATCTGAATCCCGTCACCTACACGTCGACCGCGGGACTAACGTCCTCTCAGACGCTGACTCTGAGTCCATTCATCGGGGCCACTGCGCCTATGGACGATTTGGTGTGGACCATCGCCGGCGCGGCAACCAATCCCAAAATCCAGGCGCTCGAGAATGGCGCACCACTTAGTGTTGATACCTGGATGCAGTACAATAACACGATTCCTGACTTCAAGAGCCTGACGGTGGACTGCAGCTCATGGAGTGTGTCTGGTGTGGCGGGCTTCTCGCCGAGCACGGCTGACGTGAGTCATGTGGGCGCATCGACCTTCATGTCGTTGCAGCCAGGGCCACAGAATACAGCTCCACAGGTGAAATGGACAGCGTCATCAGTCGACTCAAGCACTCAGCTGACCGTCACCGGTCGTCGAAAGTATGTGACGGTGTGATATGGGCCTCTTCGAGTTTCGCATACTAAACCCCTCCACGGGCAAGCCTGATATCGTGTTGCCCGACGTGGAAAGTTTCACTATGTCGCCGGCTATGTCTGATGTCGGTACAGTGCAGTTCACTTACCCGAAGAATGGCCTAAACTACTCCCAGATCCAAAACGACCGTGATCTGTACGTATTCTTCAATGGCGTTGAGGCGCTTAATCTGAGAAGTACGCTTGAGCAAAGTCAGGGTGACGATGCCAGCTTGGCTGAGGAGGGCGACCTCAAGACCTTCAATGGCCGCTCTACCTTCTCCCACTTCGATCGAGCGATAGTCTACCCGTCAGGCTGGCCGAGTTCGACCGATCCACCCACACAGGCCTACAGTGCTGTGACGGTGGGTCAGGTGCTCGTCGATCTCATACAGAAGGCTCAAGCTCGAGGCACGATTCCTGAGATAACCTGGTCGTTCACCGCGACTCACGACTCAGCAGGCAACGCCTGGAGCAATATAACCATCAGCTTCAACGCACAGACCACCTACCTAACCTGCTTCCAGACGATGGTCGGGTACGCCCTGTGCGATCTCAAGATGGTCGGGTATCGACTCGACGCGTATGTGTTTCAGCAGATGGGCATCGATCATACTACAGTTCAGCCCCCTCTGGTTATACGTAAGGGTAGGGATCTAACTCAAGCCCAGCAGCAACAGAGTACGATGGGGCTCTCTACCTCTGCCCTAGTCGCAGGCGATAACAACACATACGTCGAGGTCAACGACCTCGTGAATCAGAGTATTCGAGGTAGACGAGAGATAGGCTACTCCCAGAGTGGGGTGCAGGATCTAGGCACCCTAGACGCAGTCGGCATCGCGCTATTGTCGACTGTCAGCACAGAACTCAAATCCCGTACTCTGCAGCTCAATTTCGCCGACCCCAAGTGTCCTATGCCGATACAGGATTTCGACATCGGCGACTGGACCTATGTAGACCTGAACGACGGCTCTCTGACCCGGCAGCGGGTAGTGGTGTGGAGTGTGTCTTTGGCGAATGATGGCACCCTGACCGGCACCGTTACGCTGGACACCATCTTCCAGGAGAAGATCAACCGCATCAATGGTCGGTTGAATGCTCTGCAGAATGGTGTCGTGCTCGCCGGCGCGAGCAATCCAACGCCGGTCAGTAAGTTGATATATCCACCTAAGGTACCCACGGGACTGGTCGTCGGCACCAGTGTCTACCAAGATGACCAAGGTCACACCTTCGGACAAGCCACTATAACTTGGACCGCGGTCACTCAGAATACCAACAACCAGCCAGAATCCGATTTGGCTAACTATGCGATACGTAATAAGCTTCATGCGAGCTCCGCCTGGAGTCCGGCCACATTGGTCGACCCAAGCTTGACTGCAGCCTATATGTCGCCCTTCGTACCTAACACTAGTTACGACTTCCAGATCTCTGCGATCGACACACAAGGTAATGTTAGCGGATGGTCGACCACCGTCACGGTCACTATGTCAGCTGACACCACCGCACCCAACCAACCATCGACCCCCTCGGTGAGCTCTCGGCTTGGTCAGCTGAGCGTGGTGTGGGATGGTAAAGACAGCGGCGCGGCGATGATGCCTCCAGACTTCGACCACACGAACGTGTACGTATCTGCCTCAGGCTCTGGGTTTACCCCCAGCTCAAGCAACCTGTTCGGCACCATGCGCGTGGGTCAAGCGCTGCAGATTCCTGGTAGTATTTTAACTTACGGCAGCACGTACTTCGTTAAACTCATCGCGGTCGATAAGAGTGGTAACCTGAGTGTAGCTTCCGTGGCAGGGAGCGCCACTCTGTCCCAGGTTGTCAGCACCGATCTCGGTACTGGTCAGGTTAGCCTCGGTAATCTTGCCTTCTCCGACATGGGCAACCTGATCGACAACGGTTCCTTCGAGGATCCCTCTTGGCAGACTATACGTAACGCAGAGTTTGGTGGAACCCATTGGTCGCTTGACTCCACTACGGCCTTCGCCGGCACTACTTCGATCCGACACACCGGGGCCGTCGGGTCAGATGAGACCGTGATTCTGAACTCTGTGACAGCCAAGCAGGGCCAGACGTTCATGGGCGCCGTGGACATCAAGATGGACTCTTCAGTGAATCCAAGCATGAGAGTGGCGCTGGGGGTCATCTGGCGAGATTTATTCAATAACTCGATAGCTTATCAAGATCTCGTATACAACTGGAACGCGCCTTCGAGCAACGACAACATCTGGCGAGCCCGGGTCACTGGGACTGGCGTCACGGCTCCCTACGGTACTGTCAAGGCCGACTTCGTGCTTGCGACGAGCAACCACACCGCAGGTAATGTATGGTTCGACAATGTCGAAGTTCGCATGCAGATCGACACTCTGATCGTCGCAGACGCTGCTATCACCAACGCGAAGATCGTCAGCTTGACAGCCGACAAGATAACCGCCGGCACCATCAACGCAGGCATTGTTCTTGCGGGTCAGATGGAGACTGCATCGTCTGGTGGTAGGGTGTTGATCGACGGCCCATCTGACACTGTCTATATCTATGATTCTACGGGTGTGGCTATCGGCACGTTTGGCGTTAATGGGTTGCAGCTGTTCGTTAACCCTGGTAACGGCTCGTTGATCATCGACCATGCAGCTGGATCTACTAGCAGTCCAATCCTAAACTTCACAGCTAACGCCTCCATACCTCCCACGACCCCATCTCAGATCTACGCCAATGTCGCAACACTTCCCCTAGGGGGAGGATTATTTGGTGAGGAAGAGGGGATAGTCATCAAGTCTGCCTCCCAATCGGATGGCAGCTTTGTACGCATAGTTGTTGAGAGTGGTATCTCGAACACCGGCACGACTGCTAATGGTAATCTGTTGTATAGCAATGGCACGACAGAGACCAACATGCTCTCCTGGGGTTCATTTGGGTTGAAGGGCTTTAATCCGGGGATGGGATCTGGACAGGGTCCCGTATTGATCTCCAACCAGAGCTCAAGCGGTTATGTCAACTTCGCCACCTTCACATCGTTGACTTTCGTCGGCGGTCTAGCTGACTACTTTGCTCCGGGCCAGTACTCCGGAGCTATCGCTACACTTGGCAACTGTGGAGCTACACAGATCCAAGTGCAGTCACTTACCTACAACGCTGGCACTGGTGTGACCGATATTCTGATAGCCGCATGGACCCCGACTGGAGGTTTGTTCGCCGGCACGGGTGTTGTGAACATTCTAGCCTGGCAATGATCTAACATGACTGAGATGATATGATGACGTCAGGAGTTCAATCTGGAGGATAATATGGAATCGCGATACTCTGTCGATCCTAATGCAGTGATCGAGAAACTGAAGAGTCGGGTAGCTGACGAGGCGCTAGGGCGGGCTCTCGCCGAGTCAGCTGTAGATCAACTGCTGGCTCAAAACGCTCAGCTTCAAGGTGAGCTGACCAAGGCTCAGTCGGACAACCAAGAGTTGCGACATAACACAGAGCTAGAGATCCAGGAGCTCCGCAGTGAACTCGAGGAGCTTAGCAAGCCACCGCATGAACACCGAGTAGTCTCATCGACTGAGTAGGAGACCATATTGCTGACCGCCGTCATGAGTAGTCCCATAACCGTCTTGGCGGTGTTGGCGTCGGTGGTCACCCTAGTTCTTACCGGCGTCTTAGTTCCTAAGCCAGTCGTCGACTTACTGATAAAATCCAAGAATGAAGAGATCGACATGTGGAAAGGAATCGCGGAAGAGAGAGAGCAGATAAACCGTACAGCTCTAGAGTACGCCAGCAAGTCGTTGGGGGTAAACGAGACCGCTATCAAGGCGC